CAGCAAAAAGATGATGGGCAAAGAGGTGGGTGATGCCGCCACTTATGCTGCGCCGCACAATATGAAGGGCAAAGCTGTTGGAATCGCTTCCAATCCCGGCAAAGAGCCAAATGGCAGTATGCTTAAAACAGTTGACATGAGTGTTGGCGCTTACAGCAAATCTGCTGGTAATAAGCCAGCTAAAACAAGTGGCATCAAAATCCGTGGCACTGGCGCAGCTACCAAGGGTGTGATGGCAAGAGGCCCAATGGCATGACTTACGCTGAACTTGTCATTGCTGTTTCTGACTACTGTGAGAACACGTTTCCCACGGTAGACATGAACACAATGATTAAGCAGGCTGAACAGCGTATATACAACACTGTTCAGATTGCAAATCTGCGCAAGAACATGACTGGTACTGTTACCGCCGGTAATCCGTATTTGGCTGCGCCAGAAGACTTTTTGTCTGCTTATTCATTGGCTGTGATTAGCGGAGGCGAATATCTTTATTTGCTCAATAAAGATGTGAACTTCATGCGCGAGGCTTATCCAAACACGGCGGCTGCATATCGTGGAAAGCCAAAACACTATGCTATTTTTGGCCCTCAGTCAATTGCCGTGACAGAGCTATCTTTTATGCTTGGCCCAACACCAGACGCAACTTATTCAGTTGAATTGCATTTTTACTATTACCCAGAATCTATCGTCACTGCTGGTACTACTTGGCTTGGTGATAACTTTGATTCTGCGCTGCTCAACGGAACAATGGTCGAGGCTATTCGTTACATGAAGGGTGAGCCAGACATGGTTAAGTTTTACCAAGATATGTATCTTCAGTCGATTGCTCTGCTCAAGAATTTGGGTGATGGCAAACAACGCATGGATGCGTACAGGGATGGACAAGTCAGGACACAAGTTCAATGAGTATTGTTCAAACACAAACCACATCGTTCAAAGCCGAGCTATATCAAGGCATTCACGATTTGACAACAGATCAGATCAAGATTGCTTTGTATACGGCAAACGTAAATTTGAATGCCGATACAACTGTTTACTCTACGGATAGTGAGGCAAGCGGCGGTACTTATGTGGCTGGTGGCGCTGTTTTATCTCCGATTACTGTTAGCAGTTCTGGGTATACGGCATATGTTGGATTCCCAAACATCTCATGGAGTGGCGCAATTACAGCTCGGTGTGCGTTGATCTACAACGTCACTCAAGGCAATAAGTCTGTTGCTGTTCTAGATTTTGGTTCAGACAAAACATCTACAGCAGGCGGAACATTTCTCATAACGATGCCAGCAAACACAGCAACAGAAGCACTTGTCAGGAGTTCAAATTGATCGTTACAACAACCAAAGGTGACATGGATGATTCTTTGCTGGAAAAGCGAGAAGGCATCGTGGACAATGAAAATGAGTTAACCGCATGGGTGGAATATTGGTTGGACGAAGAGCTTGTCCACCGTTCTGCGCATGTGACTTTGAAGAAAATGCCGCCTATTGGCGGTGAAGCAGCCTCAATCGCGTAAAGGAAATATCATGGCAAATACCCAATCAATGTGTACTTCTTTTCTGGGTGAGGTTTTTACCGCCACTCACAACTTTGGTACAGCGCCTGTTCGCGCCAGCACCGCAGCAGACACTTTTAAAGCAGCCTTGTATCTGACATCAGCCACAATTGATGCAGCTACTACGGTTTACACCACAACAGGGGAAGTGACTGGAACTGGATATACCGCCGGTGGTGTAGCAGTGACCAATGCAACAGCGCCTTTGGCTACTAATGCGTCAAGCACCGCTGGTGTGGCTTATTGGACTCCTTCAGCCTCAATCAGTTACACCACAGTCACTTTATCCACAGCTTTTGACTGCGTTTTGATTTACAACAACTCGCAAAGCAACAAAGCAGTGAGTGTCCATACGTTTGGTTCACAGACCATTACGGCTGGTACTTTTACTTTGACAATGCCTGCAAACACCACATCAACCGCTTTGTTGCGCTTGGCTACTACTTAAAGGTAGATCATGGCAGGATGGGGCGTTGGCGCTTGGGGCAATGGCACTTGGGGCAATGGCGAAACCATCCTTGCAGGTGATGCTGCTACAGGCAACGTTGGCAGCGTTGGCAACAATGTTTCGATTGTTCTAACTGGAGTTCTTTGTCATCCAGATGTTGGCGGGGTAGATGAAACAAATCTGCCAGAGATTCAAGAAGTCCATGCGAATGGATACGCTGGTACTGCTTCCCCGGACAGGCAGATTGTTTTGTCTGGGGTGGTTGCAAGCGGTTTGGTTGGTTCTGTTGTACAGAATGCCAGCATTGAGCTGACGGGAGACTTGGCATATGGTTATCCGGGCGGTGTCATTGTTCCTCTGCTGCCGCTTTCCGCAGACGGGCAGGTTGGGAGCGTTGGTTCAGAAAGAGTAATTGCGCTAACAGGCGCGGCCTCTTCTGGGTATTCTGGGAATACTGGAGCAGGGGCAAGAGCGGTGGCACTGACAGGGGTATCGGCAAGTGGAAGCGTTGGAAATGTAATTTCGGTTTACTGGAAGATCATTGATGACAGTCAGACCGCAAACTGGCAAAATATCAGCAACTCTCAAACGGCAAATTGGGAAGAAGTAGTAACTTGAGGTAAACCATGACTACAGCATACACATCACTTTTAGGGTTGGCTCTGCCTGTAACGGGCGAGTTGTCAGGTACATGGGGAGACACTGTAAATAACAGCATTACCTCATTGCTTGATTCATCAATTGCCGGAACCACAACATTAAGTTCTGATGCAGATGTGACCTTAACAACCACATCGGGCGCGGCAAACACAGCGCGAGAGGCTATTTTGCTTTGGACGGCAGGTGGAAGCGTTACCAGAAACATCACTGCACCAGCGCAAAGTAAGGTGTACATGGTGATAAACGCCACCAGCAGCACTCAGTCAATTGTTTTGAGAGGGGCTGGCCCAACAACTGGCGTAACGATTGTGGCTGGAGAGAAGTGCGTAGCAGCTTGGGATGGCTCTGACTTTGTAAAGATTGCCACAACCACTGTTGATGGTGTTTCCACAATTTCTTTTGGCTCTACTGGGCTTACACCTTCTACCGCAACAAGCGGGGCGGTAACTGTTTCTGGAACGTTGGCAAACACAAACGGTGGTACAGGTCAGTCAAGCGCATTTACCCAGTATGGCATTACCTATGCCAGCACGACCACCGTATTAGCAACGACAGCGGCAGGAACTTCAACAACCGTATTGCACGGCAATGCTTCAGGCGCACCAACATTTGGCGCTGTGTCATTGACTGCTGATGTATCAGGTACTTTGCCTGTTGCAAGCGGCGGTTCAGGCGCAACCACTTTGACTGGTATCTTGAAGGGTAACGGCACTTCAGCATTTACAGCAGCTACAGCGGGAACAGACTACGTTGCCCCCGGTACTGCTACCACATTTACTGCACTTCAAACATTTGCAGGCACTTCATCCAACGCTGACATGAAGACCTCCAACATATTGGAGACTGCAACTGTTTCAGCAACTGCGGCAACAGGCACAATTAACTACGATGCTACAACCCAGTCAGTCCTGTACTACACAACGAATGCGTCTGGTAACTTTACCGTCAACTTTAGAGGTTCTAGCGGCACATCGTTAGATACGATTATGTCCACAGGCGAATCTTTATCTGCCACCTTCTTGGTAACAAATGGAGCTACTGCTTACTACAACTCCGCTGTGACGATTGACGGAAGCAGCGTCACTCCCAAATGGCAAGGCGGCACAGCACCAACATCAGGCAATGCAAGTTCGATTGATAGCTACACTTATGTAATTATCAAAACAGGAAGCGCCGCATTCACTGTGCTGGCTTCTGTAACCAAGTTCGCATAAGGACACGCAGATGCCACGTTTATCTAAGATTGGTGCTGCCGCACTTGCCGCCTTTGGGTGGACAGGATTGCAATCGGTCACTGCCACCTACCTTGTAGTGGCTGGTGGTGGTGGTGGTGGAACAAATGGTGCTGGCGGTGCTGGCGGATTTAGGACAGCAACATTATCTTTAGACCCAGCCCTTTCATACGCAATCACAGTTGGTGCTGGCGGTGCGGCATACACCAGTATTCAAGGTTCTGATGGCAGTAATTCGGTATTTTCATCTATTACTTCTACTGGCGGCGGTGGTGGTGGCGGTGGTGGCGCACCTAGAGATGGAAGAGCAGGCGGTTCTGGTGGTGGGGCTGGTGCAAATTTAGCCGCCGCAGGAACAGGTGGTGCTGGAACTTCTGGGCAGGGTAATGCTGGTGGAAATGGTTTTACAGCTGGCAGTCTTGGTAGTATTGCCGCTGGTGGTGGCGGTGGCGCTAGTGCAGTAGGTGTAAATGGAACTTCGGGCGTTGCTGGTGCAGGTGGCGCTGGCACGGCATCATCCATAAGTGGCTCAAGCGTAACTTATGCGGGTGGCGGTGGCGGCGGCACATATCAAGGCACTATTGGCGCTGGTGGCGCTGGTGGCGGCGGTTCTGGCTCAAGATTTTCGTCTTTCATTGCGGCGGTTGCGGGAACTGCAAACCTTGGAGGAGGTGGTGGTGGCGGTAATGCAGGTGGCGACCCGGCGGCGGCTGGCGGCTCAGGCATCGTCATCATTTCATACACAAGCGCAACCCAATTATTTGGTGGTGGAACTGTTACCCAATCAGGCGGTAACTTCATTCACACATTTACAACTTCTGGCTCACTTAGCCCTTTGTCATCTGTAACAGCAAACTTCTTGGTAATTGCTGGTGGTGCTGGTGGTGGTACGGAAT